AGGCCACGGCAGGATTGCAGAATGATAATTCAACTGTCTTTGTCTAAATCTGATGGAACCTTTTCAGCTTCAAGGAAACGGTTTCTTTCCTCAGAAATAAAACAATCATCTTTAACCATAGTCTCAAAGATATCCCAAAGTTTTAAACTTCTAGCTGAATGGAGTTCCCGAAGGCCAGAAATCATATTTATTATTTCATCTTCTGATGGTGATTCAGGAGCATCCATCATTCTATAAAGGATGGTATCCAAATCATCTACAGTACTCCACATTACCTTATGGAGTTCTTCCTCTAAACTAAATCTATCATACATATATTTCTCCTATATACCTCATGTATACCAAGGGTCACCCAAGGGTCACCCAAGGGTATCACTGCTCTGAGTAAAATTGCCAACTTGATGTCTCAATTTGTGACCTCAAGTCAAAACCCATGCGGTTGACCCCAATGTCCTACGATTACCCATGTAATAATAATGTGTATGCTATATTTCCAAAGGAAAAGTTCAATCATTTTGTTTCCATGTATCCAATTCATCCCTTAGTGTGTTGTCATCTACTTCAGGACATGATGCCATCTTAGCAACCTTGAATAACTTCTTTACCAAAGTATAAGTAACTGTTAGTTCCTCACCTTTCTTAATATCTTTTATAGTCTGAAGAAGGTAGTAGGTAAGACTGGAATCATCATGACTCTTTACTTTATAGCAGTTAGGTGTGTCGCTATGATTAATAAAACCACCTAGTGGTGTACGAATATAGTTATTCTTAAACCCTACTGCAAATATGTGAGAGACTCCTAAATCTGTTCCGTATGGGATATTGATAGTAGCAAATAGTCCGTACCCATGAACTGGTGACTCCTTTACAACTACTGCTTCTGGTAGTGGTCTATACATAATTTTATCTATTTCGGATTATTGTCGGACTGTCCTATAGTCCGATTTTTTTTAGCCCTTGCCATTCTTGCCTCATGTCTTTTACGTGCATCATTAATTGGCCCTATCGTCAGAATGATGGGTACTACTTTTATATTTTCTATGGTACCAGTTACTGTCCAATAATACATTTGCTTTCCTGTGTAGCGGCGGTCAGGTAACAGGAGAGAAACCCAACCGCCTTGTTGAGGAACTGATTCCCCTAAAAGGGGAGTCCCTCGCCAGTTGCCTCTTTAGATGAGGGTGGAGGTATTGGAACTCCATTTCCAGAAAAAGAAGATACCTCTTTAATTTCAGTGTACCCCCTCTTATTTAACCCATAATCTACCTTAACGAACTGACCAACTAACTCATCCAATGAGTTGAGGGTCTTGAGTCCTACAGCATTAGCCAGTCGTGCGACCTTGCGTTTACCCATGCCGTCCTTCATCTTCCCAATGTCGCTGTCCTTGTTGTTTACATAGACAGCCTCCCAAAGCCACTCAGTGTTGAACTCGCCCTCTGAGATTTCAAGAGGAATCAATACCTTCTGATGGTCTGAACTATCAGTATACAAGTTACCCTGCTTGTTCCTCCACATGGGTTCCTTTATCTGACACACATAGAGACCTGAAGGTACCTCCACCTTTACTTTTTCATACTCCTCTTCCAAAGTATTCTGTACGTTTTCAATGGAGTAAGAGGAATCTCCCTCATACTCACTGTCATTTAATCCTACGTTTCCCATACTATCCTTTCGTTTGTTTATCTATCACTTCGTTAGTTGAAGAGCCATCCCAAAAGTTATTGATTAACTTCTGGTACTCATTCCAGTCTGCTGAAATTTCGGCTGGTAAATCAAATCGGTTCTTGGCATCCACGCCCATAGAACCACTTGTGTACAGGAAGCGTTTGCCTGACTGGATTGCCCTGCTATCCTTCCTGTTAAATCCACTGTCAATTTTCTTGACAACGGTTTCAAAAGCGACAAATAAAATTACATCTGCCCACTCCATTATATCACCACACAGAGAGCGGTGAAGTTTTAATACGAAGGAATCATACGGCTCCATCGTAGGTTTGTTGATTGTCCTGACCTGCGTGTGGCAGACCAGAATTGGTTGAATGCTCTGAGTATCTCGTAAGTAATTGAGACCACTCAGTAATTTAGCCATTTCGCCACGAGAATAACTGTAGCCCTTACCATAACCCATGTCCTCGATGTGGGCAATTTTGTGAAGTGAACACGTTTTAGCTTGTGCAAGGATTTCCACCTTATCTACAGAGTCTATAACAATCCTCTTTATACCTGACTTCTGACCAGCCAGTTCACGTAGGGTAGCCATCATCTGATCCCACTTCTCTGCATTCTCTTTCACATCACCTGTAGGAATGCAGTCATGGATCAGGTCAATCCCTGTCTTATGGAAGACGTTCTCACCACCATCATCTGCGTTGAAAACAAATATTTGTTCCTTCTTGGTATGGGATGCACATGCAAAGGTTGTCTTACCTGCCCCTGCTTCCCCCTCGACTACTAACTTCTCTGGCTTTCTCACAACCTGCCTCTTGTATTTTTCAAGCATCTTTACCTTTGCTTAATAGTTGATTGATTGATACCCCTTCCTCCTTCCACATACGCATCTTGTATTTTTTCCAGTGGTCTAGCAGCTTAGCTAGTGTCTCCTTAATTTCTGGCTCAAATACTCGCTCCGTACATCTTGGGCAGAATAGGTGATTAGTTCTGCTCTTGCAGTTGGACATCCACCATGCGGTGTCTTCGTCCAGCTTCCCGCAAAAACAAGGAAGGTTACCGTTGTCTCCCTTCTTATAGCCAAGTTCATTGAACCTTGCCATAACCTGTTTATTTCTCTTGTTCCTCGCCTTCTCTTCTTCTGAGTTCCCGTAATTCCCGAAACGCTTTTTGTTCTTCGTATTCCAAGATTTCTTGGAGTTGCCCAACTGTAGATAGGCAGTTGTAGATGAGGTTCTTTGTTCCGTCATAGTTTTCTTCCCTGAGTTGATCTAGGGCTAGGTCAAGATGTTTTTCTACTATTCTAAGTCTGTTATACAGCCTTGGGTCTCTCATTGTATCTTAGATAGGAGTTCATCCACTGCAATGAAGTTCTCGTAGTGACACTTGTCAAAGACAGCACACCACATGGGTGAACAGAACGGATGGCTACGGTTAAGAGGCCAGTAATCATTGTCAATCCTTTCATTCAATTCAGTAAGCAATTTGTATGCCATATATAAATGTTCAGGAGTTAATTCTGTGACAAGAAACACAGGTGACTGGTCTGGAATGATGAGATGGTTCTCAAAGGCTGGTATCTCCTTCAGGTTCCTCAGCTTCATTATAGCAAGTGCATAGAGTGCACCCTGCATGATCCAGTCAGGCTTCGCCTTTTTGATAGGCTTCGACTGTCGCTTCACATCTATGATGAGGGGTAAATTCTGCCTCTCGGCAAGAATGTCCATGTACCCTGTTGTAAGTCTGGTATGTCCGTCAAATGTAATCTTAAAGAAGTGCTGTGTTTCCAATGGTTTGTAGTCTATCCACCCCATGTAACCCTCAACACATAATACATGTTTGTCCAGAGACTCTACCAGTTTGGCATAGTCATCGTAACCCATTTTGTCACTCATCTTGCTGAGAGATTCCTCCATACTCTTACGGATGTTGCATCCCTCCACGCCTGTCATTATATTCTTGAGTCCTGCCTCGTAACCAGCATCAACAATCGTTCCTGCACCTGTGTAGAAATTATGTTGGAACTTCTCCTTCCGTACCTTCTTGTACCACAACTGTTTTGGACAGAAATTTATAGAACTTGAATGACTCAGTTTGATATCAGAGTGTATCATCAGTTCAAGTGTTCCTGTTTCTCTGTAAAGTGTCTGACAGCAAAGGACTGTTCAATTGCCTCCTCCTCCTCTTGAAGAATATCATAGGAAATAATTTCAAAGAAGATTTGGTTGCTTACCAGCCACATAATGACTGACTCACGACCAATCCACTTGATAAAGAACTCCCTGTAGAGGCGTTTATTTGGGCCTTGTTCTGTTGCAAATTTTGATGAAACTATCCAGCGAGATTCTGGATGAAAGTTGGCTTGGCTATCTGCGTTATATAGCATATCTCCTACTGTCTCCGTGTTTAAAGTCCCTGTTTCATATACTCTTATTATCATATTCCCCCTAGATTTTAATTAATATTGTACCATAAAAGAGAAGTCAGGGCAACTGTTTCCTGTAACGCAGGAAGTCCTCATCACCCTGACAAAACGTACCTTCGCCTCCATGCTCCAATACTAATAGCAAGGGACAGGCTGAATGCGTAGCTCTGAGCTTATCCACGCTCAGCATGTCCCCCATAACATTTGTATCTAGTTCCGTCTGGCATGTTCACCACCCTTTAGGCAGTAGTAGCTGGTCAACCTATTGTACAAATGGTTAGCTATTTCATGTTAATCTTCTCCGTAATTGATTCCT